GATAGATTTATTGTCATTAAGAATAAAACGAAAGATCCTGTTGTAAGTGCTGAACCACATCCTCACTTTGATTATGAGAAGAAGGTGTTTACTAAAGATGGTAGAGAGGAATATATGAAAGAACAGGAGAAGTTAAAAAAATGAGTGAGGAAGAATTACAAGAACAAATCATACAACAGATTGAAGTTCTAGTAGAAGAATTAGGTGGAACCATGTGCCACTTAACAAAGTGTACATACACAGGTAGACAAAGTAAAATTTTGCAGATAGAATATAATGTAGAGGAATAAACTACATTATGAACATTTTTGTTACTGATCCTGATCCTGTTAAATCAGCACAAGTCTTACCAGACAAACACATTGTCAAGATGCCATTAGAATCTTGTCAAATGCTTGCTATTGTTTGCTCTGAAAAGTGGGGTCATGGATACGGTGAAATACACAAAACAAATGGTGAACCATACAAAACAGATAAGGGTGCATTTAGAGGACATCCTTGCACTATATGGGCAAACCAATGCTTAGAAAATGCATGGTGGTTACTCACTCATGGTATTGCATTGTCTCTAGAATATACTAATCGCTATGGCAAAACTCATTCTTGTCATCGACCACTACTAGAAGCAACACATCTTTTACCATCAGCAGACTTTACTAAGTGCACACCTTTTGTGTTTGCAGGCCCTGACGAATTCAAGTATGATTCAAGTATAGATACTCTAACCAAGTATAAAAGATACATTGCATCCAAACCTTGGGTAAAGGACAATTATCTTCGTATGCCTGACGCAAAACCAAACTGGGTAGAGACTCTAGGAGTTGAAAATGTTTGAAGACAATCAAGAAGAACCTACAGACTTGTATGAGGATATGCGACAACTTAACATGTTGTATGAAGAACTAATGTGGGAGAATGATGATGTGTTGGAATTTGTTCCGGACTATGAAAATAATCAGATAATAATAAAAAATAAAACTATGATCAGAAAACAGTATTATGACTAATTTGATTGAGAGGGGTGATCCTCAATTTTTTGAACAAACATCCAATAAATCTTATGATAGAAATCATTATAAGATAGTTTGCAGAAGTAAATCTTTTGTGGTAGAATCATGGGAGGAAGTTCAAGAGTGGTGGTGGAACAACTGCCGTTCACCTTTCTTTGAAGGAACCGTCATTGAGGTTCTTGATAAACCAAAGACAAAGAAAAAATCTAAGGGTTTTAGTTAATGAGTGATTTTATATGGGTTGAAAAATACAGACCCAAAACAATTGAAGAATGTATTCTCCCTGATGGTATTAAGAAAACTTTTAGGGATTTTCTATCTAGTGGTGAGATACCAAATATGTTGCTATCAGGCCCACCCGGTATAGGAAAAACAACAGTTGCAAAAGCATTATGTAATCAACTTGGAGCAGATTTTTATGTCATTAATGGATCGGATGAAGGAAGGTTTCTTGACACTGTTCGGAACAACGCAAAGAACTTCGCATCTACCGTCTCTCTTACAAGTGAGTCGAAACATAAAGTCATCATCATCGATGAAGCAGACAATACCACTTCCGATGTACAACTCCTTCTCAGAGCGAGTATTGAGGAGTTCTCCAAAAACTGCAGGTTTATCTTTACGTGTAACTACAAAAACAAAATTATCGACCCTTTACATAGTAGGTGTACTGTTATTGACTTCAATGTTAATAAAAAAGACAAACCAACAATAGCAGCAGGGTTCTTTCAAAGAATAATAGAGATATTAGAATTAGAAAGAATAAGTTATGATAAGAAAGTTATAATAGAATTAATTAATAAACATTTTCCCGATTGGAGGAGAGTGTTAAATGAGTGTCAAAGATACTCAGTTGGAGGTGAAATAGACTCCGGAATATTAGCGTCCTTTTCAGATGTTTCAATTAATGATCTCACCAAGAATCTCAAAGAAAAAAACTTCTCCGAAGTTCGGAAATGGGTTAATACCAACATGGATAATGATACTAGTTTATTGTTCCGTCGCATTTACGATAGTTTGTATGAAACCTTGGTCGTTAGTTCTATTCCTGCTGCTGTTCTTGTTCTGGCTAAATATCAGTTCCAAGTAGCATTCGTTGCAGATCAGGAAATAAATATGCTTGCATGTCTAACCGAACTAATGGTTGAGTGTGAATTTAAGTAGTGGCATTTTATTTTGTCTTATGTTATAATTGTATGTAAAGACAATTTCTAATGACTGTTAAATTAATTCGTATGTGGTCAGGTGAAGATGTAATCGCTGACATCACAAAAGAGGATACTGATTCGATTACATTTACTGATCCTATCGTGGCAGTACCGTCACAACAACAAGGACAAATCGCATTTGCTCCTTGGTCTCCTTTACTTCAAAAAGATAAACTTGAAGTTACTAAAAAATATATTGTTTATATTGGAGATCCTCAAGAAGATATTATTGAACAGTATAATTCAATGTTCGGTAAGATATCAAAACCAACTAAGAAACTGATACTCTAATGGAAACACATAGAAAAACATTGCTACATCTTCTGAAAGAGAGAGCATACAAGAAAGGAGATTTTACTTTATCATCAGGTAAAAAATCTGAGCATTACATAAACTGTAAGCCTGTTACTCTATCTTGTGAGGGCAATGCATTGTGTTCACATCTTATGATAGAACATATAGAAGATAACTCCGTAGCAGTTGGTGGTCTTACACTTGGTGCTGATCCTTTAGTATGTGGTATTGCTCAGAAAGCATATTATTCTGGCAAGCATATCGATGCTCTTATCGTAAGAAAGAATCCAAAAGGATATGGTACAAAAGAAGTTATCGAAGGTAACAAACCACCTAAAGGATCTATCGTTACAGTATTAGAGGATGTTACTACTACAGGCAGTAGTGCAATCAAGGCTGTAAATGTTCTTCGTGATGCAGGATACATTGTCAATCGTGTTGTTGCAATCGTTGATCGTCAGGAGAATCATAAGGTATGGGAAAATAATGAGATAGAATTTATTTCACTATACAAATTGGAGGATATTGCTGAATGAATTGTTGGCACTGTGATACCGAACTAATCTGGGGTGGAGATCATGACCTTGACGATTTTGCCGAAGCAGAGTATAGTATGGTAACAAATTTATCATGTCCTCGATGTAACTCATATGTTGAGGTTTATTATCCAAGTAAAAATTATGAAAATGAGCAAGAAACCAATACAGAAAATTAAACATCAAATTAAATCTGGAAAGTATTACATCTTCTGGGGTGCTGCTACTATTGCAGTTATGGCAGGACAAATCTATGTTGGTAATGGATATCGTACCATGTCAGAATCTATAAAAGATCTTACAGAAATGATTGAAATTAAACTTGAAATGGAACTCTTAGAGAAAAAAGCAAATCCATATGGAGTCATGCCATTATGATACCACACTTAACATTAAATCCTAACATTACCTTTCCAATATCGGTTGCAGTGATTACAATATTATTAGCAGGGTATGGAGTCTATAAAGGATTCTTTGCCAATGAAAATTTGAGAGATCCTTGGGATGACCATGACGATTAGTGTTGTTGATGAAAACAAAGCAGAATGGGCTGCCGATAAGTTTATAGATTATTTTCAGAACTTTAGTTCGATTGAAGATTACTTGCGTTATGCAAAAGGTCAGGCAGTATCAAGCATGGCAGTCATACCCGGTATTTCTGATAAGGATGCATTTCTAAATGAAGATATACATCCACAGGATATGGACTTTGAAGTTAAATTTGTAGGAGATAGATTTCAAGATAGTATTAGTCAAGACATTTATATTAAGTATCTAACAGCAACATCATCTCATGTTATTGAACATAATATTCCCGGAAGAGAATTGCGTTGGATGGTGTATGAAAAGAATACAAAAAAGATTATTGGATTCATTCGTTTTGGATCTCCAACTATAAATTCTAAACCTAGAAATATTTGGTTAGGAAAAGCACCTGATCTTTCTAGATTTAATCGTCATGCTGTTATGGGATTTGCTATTGTTCCTTCACAGCCTTTTGGATTTAATTATCTTGGTGGTAAACTTTTAGCATTAATGTGTGTATCTCATTATGCTAGAGAACAAGTATCTAAAGTATTTGAAAAAGATATTGCATTATTTGAAACAACATCGTTATATGGTTCAACCACAAGTGCATCTCAATATGATGGATTAAAACCTTTCATAAGATATAAAGGATTGACAGACAGTAAGTTTTTACCATTGCTTCATAGAGAGAAGTTTCATGAACTTCACAATGCATTTACAGAGTGGAATGATAATCAACCACTCACTGAGAATCGTGCATCATCTAAAAAGATGAAGAGACAAACTAAGATGATATCAATCATTAGAAATAGTTTACAAGATAAAGATAAATTGAATAAATTTAATTCTGTCATTCAGATGGCATTCAGTCTTACTCAACAAAAGAGAGCATACATATCAGATTATGGATATGCAAATGTTCGTGAAGTTATTAATGGAGAGCAAGATGAATTAGTTCGTGGTCAGAACTGGGATAAGTTTTATCTTGAGAATATAATTGCATGGTGGAAAAAGAAAGCAGGTAAGAGATATGATAAGTTAAAGGCAGAGGGTAGATTCCGTAACAATGTAGAATTATGGACGGAAGATGAAGACATACAAATCATACGATAATAAATACTTAAAAATTAGTGTGAAGGATGAAGACATTTAAGGAGTTCTTAGACGAGAGTAGTCTTAGTAGAATAAAAAGTAAATCAGATAAAGGTGGTATCGCTTTGATGTCTGCATCAAGAGCTGATAAGTCTGCGAAGGAAAATCGTGCGAGAGCAAAACAATTAGATAAAGATATCCGTGGCAGAGGTTTAGGAGGTGCTACAAAGGTAACTGGTTCATACATGGAGAAAGATAAGAAAACTGGTGAAGAGAAGAAAGTAAAAGAGAGAAGTCATGTTGTTTCATCGGGTAAGATGGGTAAGAGAAAGTTCAAAAAAGAAGTTAAGAAGTTAGGTAAGAAGTATGGACAGGACTCCGTATTGACACAAACGAAAAAAACTGGTACACTATCAGCAACAAGAAAGGGTGGACTCGGCAAATCAAAAAACATTAAATTAGGAAAATTTAAACCACAGGGTAAAAATCCTGAAGGTCAATCTCAAATCAAAGGAAAAACATTTACTTACGGATAATGACTACACCACTTTATGATGATTCTAACTGGAGAGAGGAATACAAATCTTTTGCCAGAAACAAAATGGAAATTGAATTACTTGAAAACGGGCCAAAGAGTTTATCTCAGTCATGGCACCTTCAAGCACTCTACAGTAATTGGAAGAAAATGAAAGGTTATAATAAATTAGATCCAAAAGAAAATACAGGTCAGATGCAATCATCAATGCAAGATTTTTTTAACAGGCAAAAAGATCAAGGCATCTAGAGTATGAGTAAAATCTGGAGAATATGGGCGAAGGCACTAGGTGACAAATCTGGCAAGAACGATAAGGAAGCAGACTACGTAGCTATGATAAGAACCTTTATCTTCCTTCAACTCATAGTTACAAACTGTTTTATTGTTGGTGGTAATATTCGTCATTGGAATGACCATCACGTACCACCCTCTTATATTATTGATAATGACTGAACTGAAAGACTGGTTGAACTCAATCAACCTAAACAAGAAGAATATGATTGATGAAGACCCATCAGTCGAAAAAGAATATCCTCCATTCATAATTAATAAGTGTTTATCAGGACATCTTGACACAGTGATGTTTGCAAATGAGATGAATAAGTATTCATTCTTACCAAAGAAAATGCAACATGACTTTTTTATACATATAGTGAGGAAGAAGAAAAGATTCTCTCCTTGGTTGCGTAAAGACAAGATCAATGACCTTGATACTGTCAAACAATACTATGGATATAGTAATGCTAAAGCGGAACAGATTCTAAAGATTCTTACAAAAGAACAACTGAACTTTATTAAATCTAAACTTGATATTGGAGGAAGACAATGAGCGTTCTTAAGGAACCTGATGTGAAATGGAATCCTGACCAGATGGTCGAAGTGACACTAAATGAACCAGACGACTTTTTGAAGGTAAGAGAAACATTAACTCGTATTGGTGTAGCATCAAGGAAAGAAAAGAAAATATATCAATCTTGTCACATATTACATAAACAAGGACGGTATTTCCTTGTACATTTTAAGGAGCTCTTCGCCCTAGATGGCAAGCATGCGAACCTTACAATTAATGATGTTCAGAGAAGAAATAGAATAGTTCAATTATTAGTTGATTGGGGGTTAATTGGTATTGTTAATTCAGAATCAATACAAGATGTAGCACCTCTTAATCAAATAAAAGTATTATCTTACAAAGATAAGGGTGACTGGATTTTGGAGACTAAGTATAATATTGGATCTAAAAAGAAGAAGGTAGAGGAAACCGTACAATAATATTGTTGACATACTTTTTATCATAATATAAATTAATAGTATCGAACCCAATTAAGGGAAAGATTCACATTCTTCTCTAACACACTGAGACGATGTTGCTGTAGAGTATTAGCTATAGACTGATTAGCACACAGTTTGTGCATCACAAAGGAGAATTCCTATGTCCAACTCTTATGAGTTGCCCAAAAGTCCTATACCATTTTTGGATGGACACCAACCCTTAAACCTTGATCCTGCTAGAGGTGGAGAACCCATAGTAGTCAAGAAGACACCAAACATAATGGGGTTGCAGCAGGTCGTGGTCAAGTACGCATTAAACGTAGCACCAGAAAACTTCCAACGTCCTGAGTCATGGTCAAAAGAAGACCAAAAAGCATTTTTTATATCTCTGTGTATGGACAGAGTTGAAGGTGTAATCGTTATAGTGGATGTGGAAAACGCACTATACAAACTTCAACAAGTAGCTCCAGATGACAGAGCAATCTCAAACATATACGAACCCATTTTAGAAGCTGGACTTGAGTATATCGTATTAGACGGAAACAACCGTCTTCAGTTCTTGATCAATTTGATCAATGGAATTTACTCAATCCCAGAGGGAAGATATGGATACATCAGAGATCCTCAAGATCACTCCATATCAGTATTCACAGTAAAACGTAACAAAAACAAGTTTTCTGACTTACCCAAACCAGTTCAACGTACGCTTTTGAACAGACTCATTATTATTAGTGAGTATACTCAAATCGGTTATGATGGACTATCAGAGGTATTTTTGAATACTAACAGTGGTGTATTTCCAAACCCACAAGAAATTCGTAACGCACTCAACTCACCTTGGGCAGATTTCGTTAGAACACTTCGTTCAGAAATGCCACAGTTACTTGGACACATGTTTAAGAACTTTAAGAAGCGTTACTGTGGTGATGACTGGATCGTTGACTGCCTTGACTTTGTGTTAAATGTTGCAGATGTTGATCCCGAAGGTGAGAAGGAGACAACATATTCTCCAATATCACAATCATCAAAGACTAAACTTTACAAGAGTGATTTCTTGAGTTCTGCTGAACAAATCAGAATCCGAGATACCTTTATCGATCTTGCATCTTTCTTAGATCAAATGATCGATGAAAAAATAACTAAAGAAGATAAGAAACTTCTAAAAAGAAAATCACTCATACAGAACTTGTTCTACATGATGTACAATGGTCTCACAACCTATGAACAAATACAAGAAGCTGTAGAACTACATGACAAAGCTTACTTCGATAAGAAGAATACATTCTATCCTAATTGGAGTAATGCACATGATGATTTACAGTTCGATGATCTAACCTTCAAGAATGCATGTGAAGGTTCTCGTGCAATAAACATGGAGTTTCGTTGCTTGCAGTTAAGTAAGATCATAAGTCAGGTCTTAGGAACTGAGTTAAATAAAGCACTAAATCTATAGTGCTATCATGGGGGGTAAATACTACCCCCTTTTTTTGTATTATGTGTTATAAATATAGATGAATGCCGAAAGGGTTCAATTAATAAAGTCGCTTTAGGAGGACACTATGACTTCACTACAAAGGTATCACTCTGCAAACTTACCAGAGTTGATGAAAATAATTTCTAAGAACGGTATAGGTATGGACGATTACCTTGACCGCTTTTTTAATTCTTTTGAAACCACAACAAACTACCCACCCTACAATCTTATTCATGTAAATAATGTTGAATCTGTACTAGAGATTGCTCTAGCAGGATTCGGTAAGAAAGAACTCAAAGTTTACACTGAATATGGAAAACTCGTTGTCGAGGGAAAAAAAGAGACTGATAAAGAGACATCATCCGAGTATGTCCATCAAGGACTGGCTCAAAGATCTTTCACAAGAGAATGGGCACTTTCAGACGATGTTGAAGTCAGAGAGGTTCAATTCAAGGATGGACTTCTTACCGTCA